GTAACTGATGTTGATAAAGTAAGAGAAAAAGCATTAAATATAGCTCTAAACAAAATATCGGGTGAATGGGATTTTACTTTATAAAGTAGTAATCGCTGAAAATGTAAAGGGATTACTACAAGGTAATGCAAAAAACTATGTGCATAAAATTAAAGCTGGATTTGAGAATGCAGGATATAAAGTTCAGTTATTTCTCTTAAACGCTGCAAGTATGGGAGTACCACAAAGGAGAGAAAGGGTATTTTTTATTTGTCAAAGAGAAGATTTAAATTTACCAAAATTAAAATTAAATTTTGATGAAATTCCAATTAATTACGGGGAAATAAGAATAAATGGTTTAAAGGATAAAAACTTTACTGAATATGATATTAATCTATGGAATCATAGATTGAAAAGCGATAGAAACTATAGCGATATTCTTGAAAGAATTGAAAATAGATGTAGTAATTGGAACGTTATAATAGTTCATGATAATGAGGTTTGCGGAACAATTGTAAGCAGTAGTAGACAAGTATCATTTACAGAACCCAAACAACTATGTGATGATGAATTGAAAATGATTGGTACATACCCTTTAGATTATGATTTTAAAAATATGAAGCCTAAATATTTAATTGGTATGTCAGTACCACCCGTTATGATGGCTCAAATATCACATCAAATATATTTACAATGGTTTAAAAACATAGCGTAATTAATAAAGTAGGTGTACGAAATGAAAAGTAGATATGAAACCCATGTTGAACCAAATCTTGAAAAAATACCTCAATGGAGAAGAAACGGATTAACTGAGAAGCAAGTAGCTAAAAAATTAGGTGTTGCATATTCAACACTTAGAAAATATATAGATGAACACCCGGCACTTTCGGCAGCAATAAAAAAAGGAAAAGAAGATTTAGTAGAAAACCTTAAAGATAGTTTATATAAACGAGCTTTAGGATATGAATACGAAGAAAAAAAGACGCTTATTGAAAAAGATGGTCAAGACAGAGAAAAGAAAAAAGTTGAAAAAAACACAAAATTTATTTTTTCAGATACTTGTTTACTATTCGCATTAAAAAATATTGCATCTGATGAATTTAAGGATACTCAAAATCTTAAAGGAGATTTCAAAAACACGATACAAAGCATGGTTATTGATATAGTTGATGAGCATGGAAACGTGATGAATATGGACGATGATATACCTAATTCAGACAAAGATAAAAAGGAATGATTTAAATGAGAAATGATATAAAATCATATCCTATACAATCTATACACCCCATACAAATAAGCTTAGATAGAATTAATCCTATATATAGAAAGTTTTTAAAGTGCAATAGAAGAACCCAAATTTTTTATGGTGGATCTTCGTCTGGAAAATCTTATTTTTTAGCTCAAAGATGCATTCTTGATTTGATGTTAAATGATAGGAATTATTTGATATGTAGAAACACAGCTGCGACAATTAAAAAATCGGTATTTAATGAAATAATAAAAGCTATTATAGCATTAAAAGCTAGTAGTATATTTAATATAAATAAATCTGATTTAGTTATAACCTGTATAAGTACAGGTAAACAAATAATGTTTTGTGGTCTTGATGATCCTGAAAAGATAAAATCAATTACTCCGGCTGATGGTGTTATCACAGATATATGGGTTGAAGAAGCTACAGAATCAGATTATCGTGCAGTTAAACAGCTACAAAAAAGATTAAGAGGTATGAGCAAAGCAAAGAAAAGATTAATATTATCATTTAATCCTATTTTACAAAGTCATTGGTTATATACTGAATATTTTGATGTATGGGATGATAGTAAACAAGAATATATAAGTGATGAACTTTCAATACTTAAAACAACTTATAAGGATAATGATTATCTTACTGATGATGATAAAAAGGCATTAGAAGATGAAACGGACAAATATTATTATGAAGTTTATACGCTAGGTAATTGGGGCGTTCTTGGTGCTGTAATATTTAAAAATTGGAGCATGAGAGAATTATCAATTGATGAAACGGCAACATTTGATAATATAAAAAATGGTCTTGATTTTGGATATGCAGTTGATCCGTCAGCTTTTATTAGTATCTATTACGATAAAAAAAGAAAGATCATATATGTACTTGATGAAATATATGCTACTGAATTGGATAATGAAGAACTTGCAGGATTATTAAAAGAAAAGATTAATCAAAAGGTTGTCACCTGTGATAGTTCAGAGCCTAAATCAATATCTGAATTAAAGAAGTATGGTATATATGCTATTGGTGCAAAAAAGGGACCTGATAGTGTTAATTTTGGCATTAAGTTTTTACAAGGTCATGAGATAGTAATTAATGTTAAATGCGTTAATTTTAAGAATGAAATTAGTCAGTATAAATGGAAAGAGGATAAAAGCGGTACAATATTACCTGTACCAGTTGACAAATTAAACCATTTAATTGATGCATTAAGGTATGCATTAGAGTCAGAAATGAAAGAAAGTCAAGGTATATATTTTACTTGATGAAGGTATCATATGATAGATATAAATAAAATATACAACATTGATTGTCTGGAAGGTATGAAAGATATTGATGATAAAAGTGTTGATATGATATTGTGTGATTTACCATATGGTACAACAGCTTGTAAGTGGGATGTTATTATTCCTTTTGAGTCATTATGGAAGCAGTACAACAGGATTATAAAAGATAATGGGGCGGTGGTGTTGTTTGGCAGTCAGCCGTTTACTAGTAAGTTAATAATGAGTAATTTAAAAATGTTTAAATATGAATGGATATATAAAAAAAACTATGGCATCTGGCATCTTTACAGCCAAGATTATGCCACTAAAAGTACATGAGAATATAATCGTTTTTGGGAAAGATAGGGTGAATTATTATCCAATAAAAACACAAGCACCTGAAAATTTAATTGATAAGAGGAAAACAATTAATAATTCTACTGCAAAAAATGGAGGTATATATGGGGGTAACAAGAAATTTACTCTCGTAAGAAAAAAGGATGATGGCACAAGGTATCCTTTATCAGTTCAGGAATTTAAGAACTCAAAAAATAAAAACATTCACCCGACACAAAAACCAGTAGCACTGTGCGAATACCTAATTAAGACATACACCAACGAGGGTGAGCTAATACTTGACAACTGCATAGGCAGTGGAACAACAGCAATAGCAGCCATGAACACAAGCCGAAATTATATAGGATTTGAAAAAGATAAGACTTACTTCGATATAGCACAAAACAGAATAGATAATCACGAACGACTCTTAGATTAATTATTTATAATGTTTGACTATGTATATAATATGTGATACTATAGCATATGGGTTGTAAGTGTGAACGGCAATGCACAGCCGAAGTGAATAGGCACAAGGTATTAGGGTTGAATTCCTGATTGAATTTACTGCGAAAAAACCTTGTATATTGTGTGGTTCGAGTCCATACCAACCCAACCATATAGCGGTATTGAGAAGTGGTCTATCTCACCTGATTCATATTCAGGAAATCACAGGTTCGAATCCTGTTACCGCAATCTGAAAGTTTATTAAAATATTTTAGTGAAATAGTTGATTTTGTATAGTATATGATATACTATAAAGAAGTGATAAATAAATTCGGGTTGTAGAAAAGGGGATAACATGACTTATGAATTATGGCAATTAAAACAAATGAAATCGTTACCTTTAGAAGTTAAAATACAAAAAACATTAATAAGAATAAGAGAGTGGTATGAATACTACAACGGAAATGTGTATGTATCATTTTCAGGCGGTAAAGATAGCACAGTTTTGTTGAATTTAGTTCGGTCTATATATCCAGATGTTATTGCAGTGTTTTCCGATACAGGTCTTGAATTTCCTGAGATAAGGGAATTTGTTAAAGGTATGGATAATGTTGAATGGCTAAAACCTAAAATGACATTTAAGGAAGTAATTGAAAAACATGGGTATCCTATAATTTCAAAAGATGTTGCAGACTGCATAGAAGGCGGAAGGAAAGGTCAAAAATACAGGCTTGATAGACTTGACGGAACATTGAAAAATAAAGAT